ATATCTTGGCTACTATCAAAGCAGCTGAAGGTAACAAAAATAAGTAATTGGAGGTGAGGTCGATGGACTATCAGGAATTAATTAGAATAATCAGGCAGAAGCAAAAGAAGATACCATTCACAGACGAAGATATTCTTGCTGCTCTGCAAGAGGTCGAACAGGTTATCAAGAACTACTGTTCTATTCCGGCTGTTCCGAACGAACTCAGATATACCTGGTGCAATATGTCCATTGACCTCCTTCTTTACAATCACGAAGTCAACGCCACTCCGAACGATGTATTAGAAATAGTTGACCCGAGCGATGTGTCCACTATTAAGTTGGGAGACACTTCTATATCACTCGGTGATAAGTATCGACACAACGCAAGGAGCAGAATCCTTCAGAGTCATCAGGCGAATCTAGACGCAATCGTCACTAATTACAAAGCCCAACTGAACCAGTTTAGGAGATTGTGGTAATGAGATTAAGTGATTTTTCAGGAATCATAGCGTCGATGTTTACAGATAAGATGGACATAACCCGGTATATTGAAGTTACCAACTCAGACGGCACAACAGAAACCAAACTTCCTGACACTCCGTTATATACGAATGTCGATTGCCGAATCTCGTTTGTGTCAGAAGAAAGTCCGAAGGATGTGAGTGTCGATAATAATCCTGTGAAGAGCACACCGAAAATCTTTTGCAAGACGACAACAGATATCCAAGCAGGGGACTATATTACAGTTCGTAGATTTGACGATGATGGAAACATCATGGCTACATTTTCAGGGCAAATCGGGTTACCTTCTGTCTATCCTACTCATAAGGAAGCATTGTTCCTGATAAAGGAGAGTGCTTAAAATGAGCAGAAGCGGATTTGATTATAGCAGTTTCTTAAGATACAGGAACAACTTCAACAAGATGTATCAGCAATTCGATTCCTGGCTTAATACTTTCCTCCTAAACGAGGGTATGCGGTTCATAGCTGGAGTCAAACCAAGAACTCCGGTAGATACTGGAGATTTAAGGAATGCCTGGCTGTTGGATGGAATAACTCGTTCGGGTGATACCTTACACTGCTGGTTCGTCAATACAATGAACTATGCTACCTTTGTAGAGTATGGACACGCAAAACCGTACAAATCAGGAGCAACAGAAGGGAGCCCTGACTGGGTTCCGGGTTACTTCATGATGACAGTAACCTTAGACCAGATAGAACGCGCAATGCCTGCCAGATTCGATTCTGCATTCAAGAAATTTCTGCTAGAACTGGAAGTGATGTAAATGGCAGTATTGACAGGAGAGGAAGTTGTCAGCAGTATTGCTACCAATATTAGAGCAGTATTCTCGACAACAGAAATCCAAGCTATCTATAAAGATACTCCTCTTCAGAACATCAAGAAGCCTTACGCATTCATTCATCAGATAAATGCAGAACACTTGAATGAGATGAGAGGAAGGGCAGAGCACAATTTCATAATAGATGTTAGAGTTCATCCAGAGGATAATCAGACAAATATCCAGACTTGGGCCAGAGCAATAGCAACCAAAATGCTCGAAGCTTTGAACATCATCACTGTCAGTGGACAACCTGTTAAGAGTCGTGGTATCGAGTGGAAAGTGGAGGACAATGTACTTCATGTAATCACAAGATACTCATATAAGGTAATTCATGTAGAAGAACCTATACCCGATATGCAAACTTTGTTATACGGTGACCACATCAAAAATTTTAGAAAGGATGATAAAATTGGCAGCAGGCGGAACTTGGACAATTCAAAATAAACAGAGGCCGGGTGCATATATCAATTTCGTATCCGTTCCGAAACCCGTAGGTACTGTCGGTGACAGAGGTGTTATGACTGCTTGTCTTCCGATGACCTGGGGCCCTACCGGTCAGCTCATTACTCTCTATGGAGAGGATTTGCTGAATGGTAAGAGTCTTGCCAAAGTGGGTTGTACCGCTTTTGACGTAGAGGAATCCCTTCCGTATCGCTTGGCTCTCGCGGGCTGCTACAAGGCTTTGCTCTTCAGGGCAGATACAGGTGGTACTAAAGCAACAAATGTCATCTCGCCGGGCGTGCTTACTGTTGAAGCCAAGTATGCGGGCACCACAGGTAACAATATTTCAGTCGTTATCACAGCAAACAAGCCTCAGGCAGGTCAGTACACTGTAGACATTCTTTACAAGCTTATTCAGCGGGAGTCTTTCGTTGTATCTGAACTTGCTGATTTCAATGATATCGAATCTGAGTGGGTAGACTTCATTGTTCCTTCATCTCCTTCGTCTACTAACATTCCGGTAACTGCCGGTGCAGTTCTGTCAGGCGGTACCAATGGTACAGTTAACAGCCAGACGATTTATCCTGCTTACTTCTCTGCTATAGAAGGCGAGCAGTGGCAGTGCATGGCGATCAACACATCAGAACCAATTGGTCCTCAGGTTACTGAGTTCATCAAGCTGCTCAGAGATACCAGAGGCAAGAAGGTTCAGGCGGTTGTTTATAATTATCCTGAAGCTGACTACGAAGGTATCATCAGTGTTGACCAAGGCTTCAAGACGGCTCAGGACACGGTTACCGTAGACCTGTTCCCGTTATATGTAGCAAGCATCACAGCAGGTGCTAATGTCAATGAGAGCAATACTGCTCGAGTTGTTCAGGATGCACTTTCCATTATCAATCCGATTGCTGAAGAAGACATCGAAGATGCACTCAAGGCAGGTAAATTCTTGCTTTCCTATCGTCAAGACGGTGCAGTATGCGTAGAAAAGGATATCAACACCCTTCACTCCTTCACCGTAGACAAGAACTATGCTTTCTCCAAGAACCGTGTTATTCGTTGCTTGGATGAAATCGGTAATACGGTCGCACTTATTTTCAAAAGAAACTATTGCGGTAAAGTAGACAATAACGATGTCGGAAGAAACCTGTATAAGACAGAGTTGATTTCGATGATGGACCAGCTTCAGAGCATAGGAGCAATACAGAACTTCGAAGGAACTTCTGATATTACTGTTCTTCCTGGAAATGATGTGGATAGCGTCGTAGTTGACTTGCTTGTTCAGCCCGTTGACAGTATGGAGAAACTCTACATGACTGTTAATGTGGATGCTTGATAAAGGAGGGTGAGATAAATGGGATATTTGAAAGCTGGAGATACTATTTCTGGTCAGGAAGCAGTGGCAAAAATGACCATCAAGAACCCTGACGGGACCACCACTATCGAAGATATGTTCTTTGGTAAGAACCTAGAAGCTACTTGTGAAATCGAAAAGACTGATGTCAGGACTCTTGGTAAACGTGGTGCTCAGCACAAACCGAACGGCTGGACCGGCACGGGTTCCATGACGATATATTATGTCACCTCCCTTTTCAGGAAGATGGCTTTGCAGTACATCAAGACAGGTATTCCTGTTTATTTCGACATCATGGTCACTAACCATGACCCGGCAAGTTCAGTCGGTCCTCAGACCATAGTTCTTAAGAACTGCTCTCTCGACTCCGTTACTCTTGCTAAGTTCGACGTTGATAGCGAAGTCATGGACGAAGACGTGGACTTCACATTCGACGATGCAGATATGCTCGATTCGTTCGTACCTCCTACACTCGGTTCGCTCTAATTTAGAAAAAAGGAGGAAATAATACCATGAATGCACTCCAACAGTTTTTGACCAGAAATACCGTCGAAAATCTCACCGAAGAAGTAGTCCTCGGCGGACGCCTTAAAGACTTTAAGTTCAAAATTAAGGCTCTGACAGGTGACCAATATAATGATTTTCAGGCTCTGTGCATTGAAAATCCGAACAGCCCAAAGAAGCGTAGATTCAACACCAAGAAATTCAACGAACTCCTCATTGTTAACTGTGTCATTGAACCAAACTTCAAAGACCCTGAGTGGCTGAAGGAACTCGGTGTCCCGGATGCAACTTCGGCTGTCTATAAGACTTTGCTCGCCGGCGAAATTACAGAACTTGCTGAGAGAATACTTCGTTTGTCCGGATTTGATAGGGACATCGAAGAGGAGATAGAAGCAGCAAAAAACTAATGGCGGAGAAGGATGGCGACACTTGGTACTGCTTTTATGCAGTAATGAAGCTTCGTTGGAAGCCTTCCGAGTTTGCCTTCCTTCCTCCGCAGGAGAGAGCTCTAATGTATGCTTTCATTGACGAAATGCTGCGCCAAGAAGAAAAGCAGCGAAAAGAACTTAAATCTCGAAGATTTAAACGGAAAGGGGGTCATCGGTAATGGCAACTATTAGAAACTCTATTAGCTTACAGGACCGAATGACCCCCGTTTTTCGTTCCATCATTAAGTCGATGGACAGCACACTCAGGGTCATGAAAAGCTTGGACCGTCAAGCTAATAAGGGTATACAAAGCAAGGCATATAGAACCGCAGAAAGAGATATAAGACGAGCAAACAATGAGCTCATTCGTATGCAAAATAATCTGCGCCGAGCAGATATGGAAGCACAAAAACTCGCTACCTCTGTCGGCAGGGTATCGACTAATATGTCGAGGATGAGTCCAGGAGGCTTCAATCTCAGTAATCTTGCTGCAGGCTTATACTTGCTAAAGAACATATCAAATACGATGTCTGATATCATGGAAACTCCTGATACCATAAAAGCAATTCAGTATCGTTTAGAAGCCTACGATACATCGTCTGCAACGGGAGCTCAATTATTGGATGCTGTTTATCTTGCAGCGCAGCGTTCTCGTTCAGATTTTGAAAGTACAGCCAACCTGGCATCTCGTATCTTAGTATCAGGTGCTACAAAAGGTAGTGGTGCAGAGGCGATAAGACTCGCAGAATTGCTGAATAAAGCATCGTTTTTAGGCGGTTCTACTCCTGAAGAATCTCGAGCAGCCTTGTTTCAGCTGTCACAAGCTCTTTCGTCCGGAACATTACAAGGCGATGAGCTTCGCACTATTCGTGAACAGGCTCGTGGTTTAACAGATGTTCTTGCTCGAGGCTTGTCCAGTCTGGCAGAACGAGGAATGCTACCAGAAAAATTCATCGGAATCACAGTAGGTGACCTTAAAACACTCGGTGCAGAAGGTGAACTCACAACGGCGAGAGTTTTAGCTGCTTTCAGAGAGATGGAGACATATATCAATGAGACATTTGATAAATCTCCGAAGCTGTTCAGTCAGGCTATTACAGAGATCGCAAATGTCTGGAAAAGATGGTTGACACTGATGTCGCAAGGCGACAATGCTTTCGCCAAAATCAACGAGA